GCCTCTTTATGTCACGCAGAGGTTTTAAAAAAGGTTTTCTAAAGTTTCAAAAAGAAATGAAAGTATAAATGGGTAAAAGAGGGCCAAATAAATTACCGGTTGCGGTTGTAAAAGCGAAGGGCACATACCGCCCAAGCTCGCACCCAGACGAAATGCTGGAAAGCGAAGCCCTAGAATTTATTTACCAAAAATTACCCGAAGCACCAAAGAGTTTCCCGCCTCTAGCGGTAAAATGCTGGAATGCCCAACTAGCCCAGGCAATGCAGCTATATGGCTATATTAGTTTTTTAGATTTAAAAGTATTTGAGGAGTACTGCCTAACGTATGCACTGATGAAAACCCTGGAGGATGCCGATATGCACTACGAAGATGCCAACGGTGTGCGGCGAATTACGCCAGAGTTTAAAGAATACAAAGAAGCAAAGCGAGATTTTTTAGCACTAAGCCGCGAGTTTGGTTTTACCCCAAGCAGCCGCACAAGTATAAAACTACAACAAAAGAAAACCGCCGAAAAGTTTGATGAGTGGGATGAGAATATATAAATGTACAAAACCAACCTAAAAAATATTGATCTAACAAAGTACTATTACGATGCCGACACGGCCAACAAAGTAGTGCGGTATATCGAAACCAATATAAAACACGTAGCCGGACCTTTGGCGGGGCAGTACCTTCTGCTGGAGAAATGGCAAAAAGATGAAATTATAAAACCCATTTTTGGATGGAAACACAAAGCAGGCGTAAACAAAGGCAAAAGAAAATTTACATCGGCTTATATCGAAATACCAAAAAAGAACGGCAAAACATTTTTGGCTGCGGCATTTGCTGCGGTGTTTTTAGACATAGAAGGCGAGCAAGGCGAAGTGCCCATATTTTCTATTGCAGGAAACAACGACCAAGCCCGCCTTACCTTTAATGCTACCAAAGGCATAATAGCCCAAAGCGTGCGGCTAAGTAAAAAAGCCGAAATACTAGCCAACTCCATTATAGTAAAAAGCCAACGGGCAAATAAATATTTTAGAGCACTAGCCAGTAAGTCAGAAACCCAGCAAGGGGTAAACCCGCAGCTGGTAATTGCAGACGAGGTACACATACACAAAGACCCCGACCTAATAGAAAACCAACGTAAAAGTATGATTGCCCGGGAGCAACCGCTTTTCCTTATGATTACCACGGCAGGGGCAGACCTTTACGGCGTAGGCTACCAAGAGCATACCCACGCCAAAGAAGTGGTGCAAGGTTTGCGAAAAGACGATGGCCTATTGGTGTGCATATACGGTGCCGAGCTGCACGATGATCCATTTAAACTAAAAACGTGGAAAAAGGCAAACCCTAACTTTGGCGTAAGTGTAACCCAGGCAGGGCTAGAAAGAGAAATACAAAAAGCAAAACATAGCAAAGCCAGCCTAAATAGTTTCTTACGCTACCACCTAAACATTTGGACCCAAAGCCGCGAGGCGTGGATAGATGACAACGTATGGAATGAAAGCCAATGGCCCATAAACGAAAAAATACTTTTAGGGCAAAAATGCTTTGGCGGGTTAGACCTCTCCAGCCGCAGCGATATAACCGCGTTTACCTTAATATGGCAAATAGATGGTAAGTTTATTAGTAAAAATTGGTTTTGGTTGCCCGAAGATAAAGGCAGCCATAGCATAGAAAACTCCAACCTGCAATACCTAGAATGGGTAAACGATGGCCATATATTTGAAACGCAAGGCAATGTAGTAGATTATGAATTTATACGGGCCAAGCTTGCAGAGGTGGCTAAGTTGTACGACATACAAGGAGTGGCTTACGATAATTGGAACAGCCACCACATAGCTCCCGCACTTTTAGAAGATGGCCACCACCTTATAGAGTTTCGCCAAGGGTTTAAAAGTATGAACGCCCCAACCAAAGAATTAGAGGCGGCCATAATGAGTAAAAAATTTAACCACCTGGGCAACCCCGTACTGCGTTGGATGGCAGGCAATGCCGAAATACAAACCGACCCAGCAGGAAACGTAAAAATAATAAAAGACATAAAAACACCTGCCAAAAAAGTAGATGGCATAATAAGCAATGTTATGGCTTATGCCCTATGGCTAGACGAGCCAGAAGATATGGGCAGCTATATGGATGCAGGCGAATTATTTATAATATGAGAATATCCACTAACCTAGAAAACCGCCGCGAATTAGTGCAAGATTGCATAGATCGTATGCTACGCTACCCGGAATATTTGCAAGAGCTAAAAGCCCTAAATGCAAAATACCATATAAACGTAAAACACACCGCAGGCGGGCGTATTTACCCAGACGTTTTAAAAGATAAACTAAAAAATGATATTACCTAAACACATTTACAACGTACTAAACAGCCCAAGCGGGTTTGATGCTCTGCTTTTGTACAAACTAAAAGAAACCAAAACCGCCGTAGATGCTTACTACGCAGCAGTGGATGAGGTGCGGCAATACGTGCCCAAATTTAAAGAGCCGTACAATGGGCCAGAAAGCTACAAGGTAAAGCTACACATAGAAAAAAGCAAAGAGATATATTTGCCAGATGACGTAATAAATGCAGCGGTAAGCGGTATATGGGAAATATACGAGCAAAAGCTAGAAAGAATAAAAGTAAACAAACTGGCTTACGATGCCACTATGCTTTACATAAATAAGCACCTGCCCAGCTTTAAGCCGTACAAAAATTACAACAGCTTTCGCACGGTGCTGCTGCTTAAGCGTAAAAAACAAGCATTTGCCAAAAAGAGAAAACCTAAAGCATAACGCCCGTGTATAGATAAGCGAAGCGACCCGTAGGGTTATCTCTACACAATGTTATGCTGCAAAAAAAAATACTAAGCCCCGCTTAATATAGTAAAATCTTTGTTTCAATAGATGAAAATCTTAGGAATAGAGATACGCCGAGCTAAGGAGCAAACCCGCGACTACGACCCCCTGCGGGGTTATATGAACTGGGGGCCAACCGTAGCAGGTGTAAATGTAAACGAGGCATCTGCCTTAAGCCTTTCTGCCTATTGGGCAGGCGTGCGTATTATTAGCGAAAGCCTGGCAATGCTGCCGGTTGATGTAATTAAAAAACAAGGTAGCCGCCGCGAGCAGGTAGACCACCCAAGCGAGTTTCTACTAAATGCCGAGGCAAACTACAAAGCCACCGCTTTCGATTTTACCCAAATTTTAGTAACCTCTGCCATAAACCACGGCAACGGCCTTGCCATTATAGAGCGAGATAAATATGCCAACCCTATAAGCTTGGTAAATGTACATCCAGACGATTGCAAGTATGTAGAGTTTGATGAAGAAATTTACTGGCTCGTAAAAATAGGCGAAAAAAAAGAACGCCTAAAAATAATGGATCGCGATATGCTAAACCTTCGCGGGTTTGGTACCGATGCAGTAGAGGGCCTTAGTGCCATAAAAGCACACAAGCAAAATATAGGGCTAGCACTAGCCACCCAAAAATATGGGGCCGATTTTTATAACAAAGGCACGTTTATAGATGGGTACATAGAATATCCTGGCAAGCTAGACCGAACCACAAAAGATGCCATAGGCGAACAGTGGACCCGAAACTACGGAGCCACCGGTACCAAAGGCACCGCTTTACTAGACCAAGGCAGCAAATACCACCGCTTAGGTATGCCTCCAGCAGATGCCGAATTTATAGCCACCCGAAAATTTCAGAAAAACGAGATAGCCACCATTTTAGGCGTACCTCCTCATATGATAAACGAGCTAGAGCGTAGCACGTTTAGCAACATAGAGCACCAAGGTATCGAGTTTGTAACCTATTGCCTGGGCACGTGGATAGAAAAGCTAGAGCAGGAATACAGAAGAAAACTTTTAAAAGAAAACGAAAAGAAAACACACGTTTTCAAATTCAATGTAAATAGACTTTTAAGAACCGATGCAAAAACACAAGGCGAGTACTTTAGATTATTAAGCGATTTGGGTGTATTAAGCATAAACGAAATAAGGGCCTTACTAGATCAAAACCCGGTAGATAATGGAGATGATAGGTATGTACAACTAAACCGCATACCCATAGAGCAAATGGCCGACTACTATAAAAAAGAACTAACAACAACGCAAAAATGAACATAACAAGAGCAGCCGAAATACGCGGCATAAATAACGAAAACCGCACCGCAGAGTTTATAATAAGCAGCGAAACGGTAGACCGCCACGGCACATCTTTTAAACTAGATGCCTGGGATTTGGCAAACTACAACCGCAACCCTATTGTGTGCTATAACCACAATAGTAGCGGAGATAATCCAGATACCATAGTAGGTACTAGCGAGGTGTTTAAAGATGGGGCAAACCTTATAGGCCGTGTAACATTTGAGGCAGAAGGGGATAACCCGCTAGCAGATAAAGTATGGAAAAAAATTAACAAAGGCCTGCTAAAAATGGCTAGCGTAGGGGCTATTGTACACGAATATCGCTACGGCAACACCTCCAAAGGCGAGCAAAGCGATACCCTATACTTTACACGTGCCGAGCTTTTAGAGTGGAGCATAGTAAGTGTAGGTAGTAACCCAGATGCTTTTAAGCGTAGTGCCGAGCAAATAGACCAACTAAAAGCTAGGCTTACACCTGCACCAGAAACAATGAGCGTAGAAACCGCTGCAAAGCTGCGTAAGTTTAGGCTTGCAAAAATTAAAACGAACTAACACAGCAGTTTAATAAAAATTTGTATAACGATTTTAAATTTAACATTATAACGATGAACACAAGCAAAGAAATAAGAGAAGCCATTGGCGAGATCAAAAATAAATTGGTTGCCGTAGATGCACTTTTAACAAAAGAAAACAGAAACTTTACCGATGCCGAGCAAACCACTTGGGATGCAGACGAGGCTAGAATAGCAGAGCTAGAAGCCGAATTGGTAAAAGTAGAAAAACGCGAAGCTGTTAGGCTTTCGGCAGTGGCAGGTGCTCCGGTACAAACCACAAGCAAAGAAGAGAAAAAAGCAAAAGAAACGTATTCTTTTGGAGATGCAGTAAGAGCAGCCTATGGCGAAGAGCTAAACGGCCTAGCTAGAGAAATGCACCAAGAGGGATTACGCGAAATGGGTAAAATAGGGGTAACTACAAAAGGTAAATCCATTATAATACCTTCTATTATGCTACAAGGCGAAACCAGAGCAAACATTGTAGAAAATGGCACCGCAGGTGTAGATCAACTTGGTTTTGTAGATGGGGTTTATGCAAACACTATTTTGGGCGATTTAGGTATAACTAAATTAAACGCTGTAATGGATGCACGTTTAACAGTAATTCCAAGTGTAACCACACAATGGGAAGGCGAAACAGATGCAGCCGCAGATGGTGGTGCAGCTATTACTCCAGTAAGTTTAACCCCAAAAAGGTTAGCATCTTATGCAAACTTTAGTATGCAAGCAGCAATGCAACAAAACGATAGTTTAGAGGGTGCTTTGCGTAGAGGTTTCCAAGAAGCTATTGCAGCCAAAGTAGAGTATGCAGCTTTTACAGATGATACAGGTAATGGCTCTTACGAGTGGTTAGGCAACAATAAAACACCGGTAACAAATGCAGACATTTCTGCTCTTATGCTTGCTTTAATAGAGGAAGTAAAAGGAAACAACCACGATAGAGGCAGCCTTGGATTTGCTATAAGTAATGACTTATTTAGCAATGTATATGCAGCAGCACAAGTAAGTGGTGTTAATCCATTAATCATTAATGAAATGATTATAGGCAGAATGGCTAAGTTTAGCAACCAAATTGCAGACATAACTAACCCTGCGGCTTACTACGGTAATTGGAGTAAAGTATATCTTGCACAATTTGGTGGTATAGAAATTACTTACGACCCATACACGCAAAAGAAAAGCGGAATGGACGTGTTAATAGTAAATTCTTTCTGGGATATGGCTTTAGCACAAGATGCAGCCATAAGCGTAGGTACTTTCGGATAATACACTAGCTTTTAATTTTTCATATATAAACGGGAGGTGGCCTTTGCCTCCTCCCGTTTTTTTTTAAACCAAAAAAATGTACGCACTCTTACAAAAAATAAATGTAACAAGCTTTACCAGTACGCTGGCCCTAAGCCTTGCCGAAGCTAAATTGCACCTTAATATATTAGATACCTCTTTTGATGATCTAATAACCGACTACCTGGCAGCGGCCCACCAAATGCTGTACAACGAAACCAGCATTTTAGTAGATGGCACCGCCGTAGGCTACCTAAAAGCATTAAAAGATTTTGTAATAGACATAAGAGATGTAAGCACCGTGGTAGTAAAATATTACGATGCCAACAACGATTTGCAAACCTGGGCAAATACAAACTACATAGTAACCGATAATGTGGTAGAAATTACGGGCAGCCTTCCTGCAACTTACGATAG